TATAACTGTTGATTTAGAATTTGATCCCCCACCAACCACCTCTTCAGGATATGAAATAACTCCATTTGTCACTATTAGTGGTGATGGAACGGATGCATCAGCAAGAGCAATTGTAAACTCTACGAGCAATACAATATATAAAATTGAAGTTGTCAATAGAGGTGCAAGCTATTCTTATGCTGATGTTGTAGTGTCTGGTAACACAGGAACTGCTTCACCAACTCCAGAAAACACTGCTACAGCAAAGGTCATCATAAGTCCAAAGGGTGGACATGGTAGTAATGCGGCTGCTGAGCTTGGAAGTCATAATGTGGGTATCAGTGTTGAGTTTGATAGTACCGTATCTGGTAACAAAGTTGTTGATGAAAATGATTTTAGATCAATTGGTATCATTAAAGATCCATTATTTTCAAATGTTCAGATTGGGTCGGCAATTGGTGATAGAAGTGGAACTTTTGCTGATGGGGAAGTGGTTACTCAGACATCTGGTTTTGAGGTAGCAGGAATTGTCATTACAAGTCCAGGTTCTGGATATACTTCCAATACAACAGTTACAGTCACTGGCACAAACATTACTCCTGTTTCTGCTAATGCGTCAAGCAACTCATCAGGAAAAATATCAGCTATAAATATTGCCAATAATGGATCAGGCTATGAATCGGTTCCTTCAGTTACTATTGCTGCACCATTGGCACTTAGCTTCAATGCTCAATCAGCTGTTGATGGATCTTCAGATTTCATCACGATATCTGGACACAAATTCCAAGATAATGATTACATCAAGTATCTAGTAGCTACTGGAAATACATCACTAACGAACCTTGCAAATAACACATCGTATTGGGTTGTTTCATCGAACTCCACTGGTGTCAAATTGGCTACTACAAGAGAAGGATCCCCAATCAATCTTTCTCCAGGTGCAGTGAGTGAAACGGGTCACACGTTGACAGGTCAGACAGCAACTGCTGTTGCTGTTCTAGATCTAGACAGTATTGTAACAGCATGTGGAGTAATAACGGTAGTAGATACAAATTATATCAGACTTACAAACGCTTATGGATTTTTCACAACAGGAAGTCTAATTATTGGTCAATCATCTGGTGCAACATCACCTGTTTCTAATGTAACTCAACCATCATCTTATTTTGATCAAACCTTTAAGATTGTTGCAACGCAGCCATCTCCTCCTTTCCAGGAAGATGAGTTGGTAGTACAATCTTCAAACGCAAACGGGTATGTTTACTCTGCAAACTCTACAGTCATGAGAATTGTGAATAGAAAGGGTGTATTCAATCAAAGTGAGACTGGAGGGACTACATACTATGTTGATGGTATAACATCTGGAGTACAGGCTGAGATCACAGGAACAATAGAAGGTGATCTTGTGAAAGGTACTGGAGATGTGATATATACGGAAAACTTCACACCAATATCAAAGACTGTTGGCCAGAAAGAAACTTTCAAACTTATTTTAGATTTTTAACTAGAGGAACAAATGGCTCTTGAGACAGATTTAAACATCGATCCTTATTACAATGATTACAATGAAGATAAGAATTTTCATAGGGTATTATTCAGACCTGCTGTTCCTGTACAAGCAAGAGAGTTAACTCAGCTTCAGGATATTCTTCAAAATCAAGTAGAAAGATTTGGACAGAATATTTTTAGAGAAGGCAGTGTGATTAGAGGGTGCTCTTTCACATACGACGACAAATACTTTTACGTAAAGGTTTTAGATCTTTTAGCAGATCCTGTTGGTAGTCCTGCAGACGTTGCTGCTTATGTCAATACCTATATTGTTCACGATGCGTCTGGACTACAATCAATCTGTGTCAATTCAGTTACTGGTTTACAATCACAATCTCCTGATCTCAACACATTATACATTAAATATCTGAACACTGGTGATTCAAGTGGTTCAGAAAAGAAGACGTTTGCATTGAATGATGTTCTCACTTCATACGACTTAAACTATAAATTAGTATCGATTGCTGTTACATCCGGAGGAACTGGATATGATAACTCTCATCTGGTGAGTATTACTGGAGGAGATGGTACTGGTGCTGTTGCAAACGTAGTCACATATTCGAATGGTACAATTAGATCTATCGTACTAACATCACAGGGTTCTGGTTATGTAACAGCGCCTACTGTTGCAATTACAAATACTTCTGGTGGTTCGTCTGGAATTGGTTCGGGCGCAGCATTCACTGCTAAGAACTACTATGCTAAATTAACTGTAGCAAACAGCTTTTTTGAAACGGGTGGTGCAACTAACGTTGGTAGAGGATACGCTGCTAAGGTCACTGAAGGCGTCATATTCCAAAAAGGACATTTTGTTAGAGTTGATCCACAAGAAATCATTGTGGAAAAATACTCTCCTCTACCAGATGGACTCGCTCTTGGCTTTACAACAAACGAATCTATCGTCAACAATAATGTAGATACCTCTCTATTAGATGGAGCTCAAGGATACAGCAATTATACAGCTCCAGGTGCACATAGACTTAAGCTGACAGCAAATCTGGTAGTAAAAACTATCGCTGATGCTAAATCTCAAGAGGGATTCTTCTCTCTAGTGGAATTTGAAAACGGTAGAGTAACTAGACAGAGAACTCGTACAGAATTCAATTCTGTTGAGACAGAGATGGCTAGAAGAACCGATGACATGATGGGTAACTTCTCTGTCATTCCTTTTAGAGTCTACACTGATGATTTTATTGGCGTTGGAAATAGCACTGTAAATTCTACATCACATATCACCGCTGCTGTGACTTCAGGTCTTGGTTATATCAGAGGACATAGAGTTGAAGTTACAGATACAATCAGATTACCAATTAGAAAATCAACAGAAACTAAAATTGATGTGGACCAAGATGTGTCTATTAATTTTGGATCGTATGTGATTGTAAATGAGTATCTTGGTAATTTTAATTTTGAAGAAGCTGTTGTTGTAGATTTATATAACAAAGCCTCAGATGGTATCACAGCAAGATATGGTCAAACACCTAATAACACTGGATCTTTAATTGGTACAGCAAGATTAAGATCTGTTGTTTATGATAGTGGGGCTATTGGTACACCGGAATGTCAATACAGAGCATACCTGTTTGATGTTAAAATGCAGGCTGGCTTTTCATTCTCACAGGTAAGATCAATATTCAAGTCTGGTACTGGTTCAGCTGATTTGGTTCTAGAGCCAGCAAGAGGAATAACATCATTTACAGTTAATTTTAACGCTTCAAGTGATGTAAATGATACGAGTGAGACAATTGCAATTTCAGATGCAAAGGCATATTTTACAGAAGGTGACTATGTTGTATATACTGTAGCTGCTGGAAACACAGCAGTAGATGCTTTGGAAAACGGCACTGGCTACTATATTAACTCTGTAAATAGTACATCGATCTCCCTTAGAACATCTCCAACAGGATCGACTCCAGTTAACCTAACTGCTGGAGTAAGTGAGACAGGACACTTCCTTTCAGCTTCGAAAGGTCCTAAAGAAGCAGTGCTGAAAGATCCAGCATTCGACTCCCTTGTATATTCATCAGGAACGTATGCTGTATCAAATGTGTCAAGTGCATCATATCAGTTTAGAGCAACTATACCAACAACTTTCTCTGTGAGCGGTGTTGGTGCTATTGATGCTGTTACACAGTATGGTGCAGGACATACATTCCCGTATGGAGTAGGAACTGTACTTAATAGTCTCCAAGAAACTGATTTGATAGTCATTCCAGCTGCAAACTCATATTCATCAGCAAATATATCTGGTTCAGTTTCTTCGTATAGTGGTAATGTTGTTACGGGAACAAGTACATCATTCCTATCCAATTTATATGTTGGCGATTATATTCGTTTTGCTAATAGTACACAGGCAAATGCAGAATTTAGAAGAATCACAAGAATCGACTCTGATACTGTAATTTACATTAGTGGAACAAACAGCCCTGCTATTATTGGAGCTAACATTGCACTAGCATTTCCTAAAAATGTGCCTTTTACTCTCCAAAATAGAACAGGCGCCAGTGTTGAAATTGATGCAACAAATCAATACCAGGCCAATGTCAGTTTAGGTGTGGGTTTAAACACATCTGTAGCTGCTAATGTTATTTGTAATATTAAAACTACTGCACCTACGTTGACTGCAAAGTCTCTCACAGCTAACGTACTGATTAAAGTAGATGGTGCTGCTATATCAGCTAATCCCAGAGGTCCGTGGTGTCTTGGGATTCCTGATATTCAAAAAATCAAAGCGGTTTATAGAGGAACTGGAACAACATACAACACTTCCGGAACAAATATATCCACAAACTTCCAACTTGACGATGGACAACGCGATGCATATTATGGGCTGGGATTATTAAGCGTTAATGCCAAAAATCCTATCACATTAACTGGTACAGACAATCTCACAGTTGTTGCAGATGTACTAACAGTAACAACTCCAGGAAAGTATGTTACTACAGAATCCTATCCAATCGATGATGTAACACCAACCCTTCCAAGTAACAAAATAAGAACTCAAAATATTAAAGTCTTTAAGAGAAAAGATGGTAGATATATGAGTCTTAGAGATAGCATTGATTTCAGACCGTACGCTGCAAATACTGCAGCCCTGGCTACATCTATTGGAAACGCTAATACGGTTTCTGAAATAAGCAAAACAGAAGTATTCTCCGGTAACAAATTCTTCCCTGTTCCTAATACACTATTTGAAGCTGATATCGAGTCCTACTTAAGAAGAATTGATGCTATCTGTGTTGATGCTTTGGGTGTTTTTGAGATTGTTGAAGGTGAACCTTCTAATGATCCTTCACCACCTATAGTTCCGGACACCTCAACAAGATTATTCAACATTCATGTTGCAGAGTTTCCTTCACTACCTGCAAAAGAAGCATATGATACAGCTGCTGGCCAGTATGCTACTCTAGTTGAAGATTTCCAGACTAGACGCTACACGATGCAGGATATCAAAGATATTGAAAGAAGATTGGAAAGATTAGAATATATTTCAATTTTGAACCTACTAGAGAAGAAATCCTCAGAAGTATTGGTAAAGAGTGAGATAGATCCCAATCTGAATAGATTTAAGAATGGTTTTTTTGCAGACGGATTTGATGATTACAATTTATGTGATCCACTAGATCCTGAATTAAATATTCTTATTGACTTCTTAGATTCTAAAGCTAGACCATATGTTTTAGAAACGAGAATTCCTCTGAAATTCAACAGTGACACCTCAACAAATGTTACTCAAAAGGGCGATAGTATCATTCTAGGATATACTCATTCTGACCCTGTATTCATCGAGCAACCACAGGCAACAAAGTTTGTTAACCTTGCACAGGACACATACCATTATAGAGGACAGCTATACCTTACACCTGAATTTGATAATTATTATGATATTGATCAGAACTATGTTCAGTTCGATGTAGGTGATGGTAAGGCTATAGAAGCGCTCACAAAGAGTTACAACAATCTACTTGTTGCTGGGTTCCAAGGTAGTACACCAGACGGTAAGAATAAACTGTTCACGACCACAGCTGGGTTAAGTGTAGGTCAATTTAGAGTAACGGAGCAGGTTTCTAAAGTTCATAGTCCAGTTCTTATTGCTCAGTCACGTAGAACAAATACATGGCAGGTACAAACTGATTTCAATGTTACAAGTACTTACCCTCAGCTACAAGGAACAAGAACTACTGACACTCAAATTCTTGGTAATGTACTCAATGACCTTACATTGAGACCTTTCATAAGACCACAGAAAATTTATTTCCAAGCTGTTGGTCTACGTCCTGGTGCTAGACACTACGTCTTCATCGACGAGAAGGATATGTCTAGTTATACTAGACCAATGAAGATCAATGATACATCTCAAGGTGATAGAGTTATCTTGGATAGTAATGGCGAAGCCACTAACCTGACTGCTGTTGGTGTGAAAGGTGATTCGTTAGTTCCTGTGGCTATCTCTTCACAAAATGTAGAGGATGATACAAATGGAGTCTTGATTGGTGAAATTGAAATAGGCACGGATTCTGGTAACCAATTTTTCTGTGGCGAAATTCAAATAAGAATAGTGGATGTTGATAATATTAACAGTGCTGACGCCACTACATCAGAGGCCACTGCTAAGTTCAGAGCTTATAGCTTCGAAGGTTCTAAGTCTTTGATAACTATGAAAAATGATAGGTACCAATTTGAAGGACTGACAGAGAATAGAGGTCAGTTTACTAGATCAACCTATCACCAGTTCAACACTACTAGAGGATGTGTTCCAGTTGCGCAGACCTTTAGAGTTGACCTAAGTGAAGATCAGGCAACATCAGGCGTATACCTGACTAAGATTCATGTATACTTCAAACGTAAAGATAATAGATTTGGAGTCAATGTACAGATCAGAGAAACTGAGAATGGGGTACCTGGAAGAACAGTTTTAGCTACTACTAACTTAAGACCATCGCAAGTCAATGTAGCTGATGAGGATGGTCAGTTTAACTTCACTGAGGTTGAATTTAAAGAACCGGTATACCTTGCGACTGGATTCGAATATGCTATCGTACTTCATCCTGAAGGGTTCTCGCCTGAGTATTTGGTTTGGACAGCAGTTGCTGGCCAGGAAAATCTGAGACCACAGGTATCTGGTGAACCATACAGACAAGTTGTAATTAATGACTGGGGTAGTGGTTCATTGTTTTATTCAACAAACGGTACCGCTTGGACACCGATTCAAAACGAAGACTTGACCATGAAAGTGTTTGTTGCTACATTCACTGCATCTGGTGGAACAGCTAGATTCAATAATGGGGATTTGGAGTTTTTAGAGATTACAAACCAGCAAGGTGATTTCAATGTTGGAGAAAGAATCGCTCAGATATCTAACACATATCTAGCTGGAACTATTACAACATCAACAACACTCAATACAAATAATTGCTTCACAATCACCGGTGTGGGCACCAACTTCACTTCTGGTATCAATCCGGATGATTATGCGTTCATTGTATATGCCCACACAACAACTACAACAACTGGTACAGTTTCTGTTTCTTCTGGTTCTGCCACAGTGACAGGTTCTGGAACACTGTTCTCAACAGAACTTACTGAAGGCCAATGGGTTATTATTGCAAACACTCACATAAGAAGAGTTGATAGTATTGCTAACAATACTCAACTCACTCTTGATAGCATTATTTCCAGTACAGTTAGCGGACAAGAGTTGAGAGAGATGACAGTTGATTATGATGTGGCAAAGGTCAAATCAAGAGCCAGTGCAACGTCTTTGGAAATTGATAAGAAGCCTTCGAGACAAACAAGCTCGACAACCTTTGCTAATATGCAGAAGGTTGTGTCTGGAGTCATTAGTGGTCAGCCTTCAATTCCAGCTGATAGTATTATTGTAGATTTTTCAAACGCTGCAAACGATACGTTTAAATTTGTGACTGGTAATACTATTATTGGAGAAGAGTCTCTTTCTATAGGAGATATCAGTGAAGTTCTTAATAGAAAAGTTCATTACCTAACACCACAGATCCAATATCTGACTCCAACGAGAACAAATATTTCGTTGAGTGCAAATATTGCTGCAACCACAGCAACGGCTGCAAATACTTCTTACTTAATGAAAACTCTCAACAGGATGGCTTATGAGGGAGTAATTAAGAGTAAGAGTAATGAAATATCTGGTAGTACAATCACCAAGTCAATGGTTGCATCGTTCCCATTCTCTTCTACATCACCAGTACCAAGGGTCAGCCCAAGACTTGACGTGAGATCGATGGTTCTCATTGGAGAGAACTTAATTAATAATGATGCAACAGGTGAAGAAGGTAACTATGGAAATGCTGAAGTTAAGTATATCTCCAAGAGAATTGATTTAGCTGATGGTCAGGATTCTGAAGACATGCAAGTTTTCTTGACTGCTTACAAGCCTGCAGGATCATCAATAAAAGTTTATACAAGAATTAAAAACCCAGCTGACCCTGATCAATTTGAAGATGGTGCTTGGTCTGAAATGGTGATTATAAATGATGATTATACTTCAACTGCACTTACTGAGAATGATATGTTTGAATACAAATATACTTTTAGTCAGACACCACCATCTCAAGTGATCGATACTGCGATAACTACATCAGGTAATACTACAGTTACTGGAACAAGTGCTGTTCTTACTTACAGCTTCAACTCTGATACTGGTGTAAGTAATACTAATGAGACTATTGCAATATCATCAGCAAATACTAAGTTTTCTGTTGGAGAAAAGGTAACATATCTTGTTCAATCAGGAAATACAGCTGTAACTGGTCTAACTGCAAACTCAACATATTTCATTCAGTTTGCAAATTCAACTCATATTAAATTAACTGATAGGGTTGGTGGGTCTGCTATAAATCTTACATCGGCAGGTACTGGTGAAACTGGTCACTCTATTTCTGGTGAAGATGAGTTAGCGCCTGGTGATCTAGTCAAGATTGTTAAATCTAGTACTCTGACAGATTACGAGATAGCTACAGTCTCAACTGTTACATCGAGTGGACTAAACTTCACAACCACTCAATCAACAGTATTTAACTCCGCTGGCTTAGGGTTAGAAAAGGTAACAGTACCTAAAGCTGCTTACAAATATGCTCTTGATAATGGTATCGTTAGATATAATTCAACTAACGGAGCATATTATAAGACATACAAGCAATTTGCCATCAAGATTGTTTTATTGTCTAGTGATGAGTTGAAAGTTCCAGTCTTGGATGATGTGAGAGCTTTAGCATTGAGTGTATAATATGGAACCTATATTAGAAAAAACGAATCTTGAAAATTTCAAGAGGGACAAGAGAACAAATGCCGTACTAAATACTGACGCAGCCGCTTATGAAAATTATAAAATGAAAAGGGATGCGTCACTTAAACAAAAGCATTTGGAGCAGCAGG